TGGCCGGTGTTCGGCCTGTTGCGCTTCGCGCCGGAATGAGGGCAGATCGGGGAAACCGTATTGCAAGCCGGGATTGACGCGATGCCAAAGCGCTTCGTCCTGCCAATCATCCTTGCTGTCTGCTTCAAAGATAATAGGGAGATAGGACGGATCAATGATTTGACTGGTCGCGACCTTACGGGCGTATTCGTATTCCTGATATCCAAGGTTCTCTTGCCCGCGACCGGCAGTCGTGGCTATCACCATGAGCGTGTTTGGCGTCTTCACCAAACCGGACTTGAGCGCTTCCCAAAGGTCGCGGCCTTTCCAAGCATGAATTTCATCGACAAGAACGAAGGACGGGGTTTTGCCGTGCTGTGCCGCGCCGTCGCTCGAAACGGTTTGCAGGGATACGCCTTTCTTCTTGTAGACGATCTTCTTGACGCTGTTGTGCGCGTCGTAGATGCGCGTTGCGGCAATTAGGCGTTTGTCCTGGCGGATGATATCGGCGGCTTCTTTGAAGCCGATACCCGCTTGCTCCCGATCGGAAGCCGCGAAAATCACCTGCCCAGCGGAAACATGTTCCGGTCCAATGGTGTGAAGCAGCGACAACGCAGCGGCGAGGCTGGTCTTGCGATTGCCGCGCGGAATCATCCAGAACACTTTCGTGACGATCCGGCTTCCGTCCGGATGGCGCGGACCGTAGATGCGCCGAATAATGCGCTCTTGCCAGTCGTAAAGCTGGAAAGCACTACCGGCTGCTGTGCTCTTCGGATGCCTCAAGAGCCGGACGAACTTAACGGCTCGCTCGCCGTATCCAAATGGGTCGGCAATCGGTGAACCGTCGAAAATCCAATCCGGATAGGCGCTCTTGGTCATTAGCGAACGTCCAAGGGATTGTCGTCTTCCTCATCGTCCGTTTGCCCTTGCACGCGGGCGCGCGACGTTGGCGACAAGCCATATTCAGCGGCAAGCTGGCGGGCCGTCTGCATCGCGCGGTTTTGCATTCCGAAGAGCACCTTGTCCGGTGCACCTCCCGCAACGCGAAACAAGTCCTCAATCTCGCGGACGCGACCGCGCGCAACGCAGAAATCTTCGATCCCGCCAAGATCGGCTTTGGTGATGATACGATCTTCGATGAGGCGCGGCATGACGCGCTTCCATTCCGCCTTAGCGTAGGCGTTGAAGTATTTCGGAACCGGCGGGGATTTGGTAAGCGGGTCGCGATCGCATGAAAGCGCTGGCTTCACGCCACGTAAGTGCGTCATGTCGTGCACCTAAGCTCGAGGCCGCGATGCCTGCCGATTTCTTTGACGTCCTTCAGGTCATATGGCTTGCCGGAATAGAGAATACGGTCGCTAGTTGTGATCCCGGCGATGTAGCGCGTGCGGAAAATGATCGCATTTGCTTCAGCTTCACCAAAGCCGGTGAGGTATTCGGACGCGGATTGCTGAATGACTTCGGCGCGGATCGTGCTGAAGGTCTGCCATTCCATCACTACGGAACCGGACGGTTTTACAATCTTCGTTTCGCGCTGGAGTTCAATGCGCCTATCGAGCTTTCCGGCGCGCATTAGAGTTTCCACCTTATGGCGGCCTCAAACGAAAGAACGCCGTGGCAGTGATTTTTGTTAGGGTCGGGGTCGCGCATCCATCGAACGGCAGGCTTTTGGAATTCATCAATGGTAAAGCCGTCCGTGTCGGGAATTTCTCGCAATGCATTCATGACGGCAAAGCCAATCGCCTTTGCGGTGTCCGCGCCGTCTTCAATCGCCCAAATGTGTGCGTCAACAAACACGCGAGCGACGTAACCAGCGCCGGACGTGTGGCCAAGGAATTGGGTTTGGCTATCGACAAGCATGACGCTAGGGAGGTCTTCAGGGCGTGACGATCCGGCAAGGATTGACGACGCCGGAACTAGCGCCGTGACTGCGGAATCATTGATTAGGCGCGTGCGAATGGCCGCGCGCAAGGCCAAAGAGGGCTCAATCATGGATGTTTCAGCCTATCCTTTATCGCCTTACGACCGGCACGATTGACGCGATTTGCCATGCGCTTCTTTAGAAGACGCGCTGCGGGCCAGAAAAACGGCTGTGCTTCGGCTTCTTTGGTGCCGTATTCGACAAGGTGCGCATACCGGACTTCGCTATCTCCGGCAGTTACGAGCACTTCGTTCTCGCTGGCCACACGCGAGCCTCCCGGCTGAGAATATGCCGGTGTCGCTTGGTTCGGGCCGGTGACGATGATGGATTCCCTCAATGCGCCGGTATCTTCAGGCGCAAATCGCTTCTGAAGGTCCGCCAATTCGTTGGCGGATTTCTCCATTGCCGGGACTACAGCTTCCAAGTAGGCCTTTGGTAGGCTCATAACCTTGGCTGCGGCGCGGTTCCATTGTGCAGATTTCGCCATCTCAGAACGTCCATTCGCGGTAAGAACGGATCATATCGAGCAAGCCGAAGGGCAATTCGTTGGCGTCAACACCAACTAACGTTGCCTCGCGGTTCTCATAGAGGTGTCCGGCAAGTAGCAGGACGCCTTCCTTGAGGTCTGCCGGAACCGTGTCAAATTCCGTCCAGGGCGTGCCGGTGTAGTTGGCAATCCACGCTTCAGCGGCGTCGATTTTATGCTGAAGCAACTCATCATCGCCGGAACCGTCGATGTTTAGCTGCGATTTCAGCAACGGAAGGGATACGATACTCACTACAAAATCGCCTTTCGTGGTGTGGATTCTGAAAAAGTTATTTCGGGCGTCTCTTGCGAAGTGCTCCCCGCGCCGGTCCCCTTAATGGCCGGAAAATTGGAGACTGCCCCCGGTGTGTTGTCATTCGCGTTGGCGGCTTTCGGTCTCGGTCCGCGAGGTCCGGATTTACCCATAGCAATTGCTTCTGTTGGGGAATAACCACTACTCATGCGCCGATAGATGACGCCGATCTCGATACCAAAAAACTCAGCCCATTCGCGCACGGTCAAGAACTTGCCGTCGAACGCGATCCTTTGCGCCACGCGGCTAGGCTGACGTTCACTGCCTGCTTGGATCGCAGCTTCGTATGAACCGAGACGCTTCTTTCGATTGTAGAGGGTTGCTGTCGATAGTCCTAAATGACCAGCCCATGACTCAATTGACATGGTGAGACCATCAACTGTGTATTGCTTGGCTGGTTTTCCGAATAGTGGTCGGGGCTGGTATTTTACGTTCGGACTGAAGCTTCCAGACGGGGCTTTGCCGGAGATGCATTTCAGCACACGGTTGCGTTCGGCCTCACGCTTTGCTTTTGCATACGCAAGTGCGCGTTGAAGTGCATCGGCACTGTCACGTTGGAATTCTTCCCTATCGATCCGTTGGGCGGGCGTCATACCTTTGCCCTCTCTTCCCGCTGCTTGTGGCGGTTATGACATGGCAGGCAAAGCGGTTGCCAATTGGCACGGTTCCAGAATAGGCGCTGATTGCCCTTATGCGGCTGAATATGGTCCACGCAATGGGCGGGTGCGCCACATCTGCAAATAGGGAAATGCCGGAGATATTCGGCGCGGGCTTTCTGCCATTCATGGTTATAGCCGCGTGTGCGTGCGTTAGGTCGCTTCAAGTCGAAGCGGGCCTTGCGCTCGCGGTCGCGTTTGGCTTGGCATGTGCAGCGAACGCCGTGCGCAATGATCTTACCGCATGAGCAAAGACGGGGAGGGCGCGGCATTACGAAGCCCTCGCAACGCTACCGTGCTTGGCACGAAGCTTTGCAATACCTGCGCTAACGTCTTCCGGAGAAACTTCCTCAAGGGGATCGTAGTTCGAATTCTGCTTTTCGGCGCTTCCGTGAATAGCCTTGAGCTTCTCAACATGCGCATCGAATGCGCAGCGGATTTCAGCCGGTGTGCTGTTCCAAGCGGTTTCAGGCGTCCAACCAAGCCAGCCCGTTGCATAGCCGAAAAGCTCATTGAAAGACTCTTGATAGGTCTGCGTCTTCCCGGATTTGGATACGGTAGCGCGAGCCGGTGCGGTCGCAATCTGGTAATCAAGGCCAAACGCGATGCTGAGGAATTTCAAAAGGCCATCGTAGATGGCGACAAGTGCACCAATGCCTTCGGAAGCCATCTTGTCGTTGAGAAGAGCGCGCGCGGCAACGGGATCATCTGCGCCGTGCGCAACGATATCGCTAATGATGGTGAAATTGCCGTCAAGCACGCCTCTCCAAAGATTTTCGAGGCGATGTTTGTTGTGAAGGATGTATGCGGCTCGCAACGAAGGGCGCAATTGAATGCACCTGTCGTCATTTGTGAGGATGATTGCTTCTGATACGAGCCGCATATTCGTGGTTCCCTTACGCGGCGACCTTGAGCTTGATGAACCGGTCAGGGTGCGTCACGTCCGCGCCGACACGCTTGCGCGCATGGAAGCGAACCTGTCCCTTGCCCGCGAGCGAATAAGGATCGCGAAGCGTGGAAAGGCCTACGCGGTCAACGATGCGATAGCCGGACAAATCACCAAACAGGATAGGGAACTTGTTAGCGCCAATATCATCCATGTCCGGCATTTCAACGATCGGACGGCCAAGCAGAGTCGAAACGCCGCCTGCGGTGATCGGGTCAAGAACAAGGTATCGGCCTGTTCCGTCTTTCCACTGGCGGATTGTGCCAAGCGTGTTGCGGTTCATCAGCCAAACGCCGTTCTGCGCGTGCGTCGTGGCGATCTGATGATACATGGCAATGATAACGTCAGCCGGATTGCTCGTGGGGAACGACGCCGCAACACCGGTCTTGATTTCCTTGAGACCAGCGGCGGCCATGATGCCCTTCGGCTGGCCGCTGCCCGTGCCCTTCACGAAAGCAAGGCCTTCGGTCTTGCCGAATGATTCCGCGTAGTCGGCAAGAAGCTCACCCTCAAGACCGTAGGCGTTATCTTCGAGCAATTGGTTCGAAACGTCGGTGTAGGTCGATAATTCGAACGGAGTGAGCGAAATTTGTTCGAAGGTCATACCGCTTGCGGTGCGATCTTCGGTTTCCCCTACCCACGTCGCAGCGGTGCCGGTGACACGGCGGGGATACTTGATCGACTCTGACGAAATGTTGACAATGCGCGCGTAGCTGCGGATTGGAGAATACTCATTTAAGAGCTTGATAAGCTCATTGCCGAATTCTTCCGGCGCAAGATAGCCGCCGTTTGCATCGTCTGAAACCGTAAGAGCCTTTACCTCTTCGGGCGATACACGCTCAATGCCGCGTCGGAGATACGTGACAAATGCCTTGCGCTCCAGATTGTCATTTTCTGCATCTGGGTGGTTGCTATTATCGGCCTTGGGGCGGTTAGCTTTTGCTTCCAGCTTGTCCAGACGCGCTTTCACGGCGTCGAAAGCCTTCTGATCAATGACTGGCGCGGCTTTGGCTTCGTTCCGTTCGTTGTCGTTTACAAGTTCATCTTCCATAGAATTTACCTCATCATTATGGATTGCCGTGCCATCAGCGGCCTTTATCGAAGTGATTTGCGCGGCCGGATGGCACGGAACCGCGACAACTGAAATTTCGTGGAGACTAAGGGCGCTGATTGTGCGACCGCCGCCCTTGCGGGGCTTTGCCTGTTTGGTGACAAAACCAATGGATAAGCCGGTTGCGGCATTGGCCTTGATCATGGCGCGGACTTCAGCGGCGCGAGCGATCTGATCGACCAAAAGGCGACCCTTGACGATCAAGCCTTGAGCTGTTTCGGTGATGCTGTCCCAAACGCCAATGACCTGTGACTGATCATGTGCGAACAGCATCGGCAAGTTGGCAGGCGCGGTGAACGATCCCTTTTCAATCACGTCGCCTACGCGATCGGGCGTGCCGAACGGCCATGCAATGCCCGTGATTTCGCCAGCGTCGGTTACGGTGAAGTCGGCTTTGGTTTCGAGAAAATCCATTAAGGTGCCACCTGAATGAGCGCATCGTTGATTGCGTCTGAATGTCGAATTTCGTCCTGGGGGACCGCTTCAGCTTGTTCATCGACTGGAGTGGGCGCGCCGAACCAGACGGTTTCAAGCACCTTGAGTGCGAGCAGATACGATTGGGAAAGGGGAATCGGCTTGCCATAGGTTTCGATCAGGGCAAGCGCTTCGCTCGGTTCGGTTCCGCCGCCGATTAGGCTGATGCGAATGGTTTCCATGATTTCGGAGAAGCGGGCTTGTCCGGCGAAGAACCGATTGCAAAGCGTTACCACTCCGGTGTTGGTCTTGCGCTCAAGTTCAACGATCAATTCAGGAGTGAGCGCAAAGGCACGCTCCGTGTCACCGAAGAAAGCCCTATGCGTCATTTGCGGAAGTTTCCTTTGCCGGGGTGGCCGTAATGTATGGATTTGCAAGTTCGTCCCCGCCGTCGATCGCCGGAAGGTTCATCGACGCGCGGACTTCATTCGGCGTCATGGCGCGCATGGAGACCAGCTTGCCGAACGTATCGGCGCGACCAGCGCTATCGGCTCGCAACAGGTCATCGATTACGAATTCGCAGAAATAATCGTCGCGCTCATCTTCGGAGAAGAGAACGAGATTGTAGGCGTCCTGCCACTTATCCAGCCAAGGCCGGAGGCAAAGCTGAAGGAAGGTCGCGCCCATCTGTTCGGCGTTCGACCACGTGGCGCGGGAAAGCTCGAAAAGCATGTGCGGTGGAACGCCGAACGTGCGCGCGATCTCACGGATTTGCTCAACGCGCATTTCTGCGAACTGCGCATCCGTGGAATTCAAAGCAAGTTGCTGATATTTCCATCCACCATCGAGAATGAGCGGATCGCCTTGCTTACCTTCCGCAAACGTGCTGCGCCATGCGCGCAACATGTTGCCGATCGTCTTTGAGCCGTTTTCATTCGCCGGGGTGTTCTTCTCATTCCAGAGCATAGAAGCAGGGCGCGCCCCGCCAGCGAACAATTGCGCGGCGTGCTTCTCAAGCACAATGGCGAGGGAAATAGCTTCCCGCGCGTTTCTGATCGGAGCGATACCGCCGAACGCCGGGATGTGGAGAATATCGGCATATGAATAGGCCTTTTGACCTTTACCCTTTCCGGAGACGAAAACCGGCTCGCCGGTTTCGTCATCGAGCTTCACGGTAATGCTGGCAGGATCGAGCCGGATCAATTCAAACGGCTTGTCGTCAACGCGATTTACAAAGGCAAAGCCGCCGTGATGGAGAAGGGCATCAGCGGTCAACTGAACGCGGAAGAGATTTGCGGAAGTCCAGCCGTTTGCCCATCCGTGCACGAGCTTGTAGGCAGGATGATCCTTGGCGACCTTCTTGCCGTCATCAGTATTGCGATAGACCTTACAGGGAAGCGAACCGGATGCTTCAGAAATAAGCCGAACGGCCTGAAGAACTGCCGGAACCTTCATAGCAGAAGTCGGGCTAACCGAAGGTCCGGCAATAGTCGGCGCAACACCGAAAATCCCAAATGCTTCGGGATCACTCAGCGTATATGTCTTCTTCTCTATTGGGGCTGGTTTCGAACCGAAACCAAAGAACTCACTGATACGCGATACTGGCACAAAACATTCCTACGTTCACAACGTAAGAATATTGTCTCATGATGTAGGATTATATGCAAATACTTATCGTGTAAATATTCCTATATCTTCTATTGTGACTTTACAGAATGACAGGAACTTTGTTCATTTCCTCAGCCAACGCCGGGAGCATTACTTCGCTTTTTCCATACAAAGCCGACGAACTTGGATTTGAGCGACCTGTTATATAGAGACCGGCATCCACTGACATTTTGCCCATACGCAAGTCTTCGAATAAGTGCCGGAAGCCATGATTTGGGGAAGGGCTGTTTTCCCTATCAGCTTCTAGAACGTTCTCGCGTATCCAATCGCGCAAGTTCTGTTCGGCGCGCTTTTGGGGGAACAGGGGGCCGTCTGGAGCCGCCTGGACAAACTCAATCAATCCTTCAGCTACAAGGGCCTTGTGAACGGGAACTCTCCGACCTTTCTTCGTCTTAGTCGTGCGACCGTCTCCAACACGGATTCTATAAAACCAATGGTCGCCAATCTGGAAGAAATCACGCTTTTCCAACTGGAGGATTTCGCCAACACGCGCGCCTGAGTATGCGAGCATGAAGGGTATCCATCGGAAATGCAGCCTATCGCGCTGTTGTCGGGCAGCTTTCAGGACGGCTTTCGCTTGGTCCATAGTATAGGTTCTGTCCTCGCTGTCGCCTTCTTCCGGAACTGGAAGCTTCAGGTATTGCAGCGGCATTCCCTTGGGAAACATCTTCCCGTTCGTCTGTGACTGTCCCCAATTCAAGATTGCGCGGATTGCTGATAGCTTATCGCGAACGGTCTTAGGGGCTAGTTTCTTCTCAAGTAGTGAATCGCGGAATTGTTCTGCTTCCTCTAACGTAACGGTCGCGGCCTTCCCGCTTCTGCGGAAGTGCTCGAAATCCGCAACGACCGTGCGATACTTGTCGAGGGTAGAAGCGGCTTTTGATTGTCCGCCAAGACCGAGTGCAGAAAGGCGTTCTTGCTCCGATATGATCGCTTCGAATGTCGTGGTGTTGAATTCGGATTCTTCGATATCCGCGCCCTCTTGAGTCTCCACGGCGTTTACCAACATCGGATGTTGCGGCTTGCCGGAGAAATCGCCTTCGTCGCGCTCAGCGCTGCGGGCTATAGACTCAAGCTCGGACATGCATAACGCGGATGCAAGCGTCCGCCATTCTGAAGTGCCCTTAACAGCCGTGGTGTTTCCAAGGCGCTTAAAGCGTTCGATCCTACTGCCGACGAGCCTTTCGAGCGCGTTATCGTCCAGTCTTCCAGCTAAGCCCTCGCGCAAGAGGCCCACAAGCACGTCATCAATTGCCATATTCGCGTAGCGATGATCCGTATTTCTGATCTCTTGGTCAAAAGCCAAACGCTCATTGTAGTCGCGTAGCGCAATCCGGTCGATGGTGAGCGGGAAGCGTCCTGGCTCTACGGGTTTGCCAGATGCCAAGCTAGCTTTGCGTTCAGCCACTGCGATCTGGTGTTGGAGGCCCGCTACAGCGGTCGCAAGATGAGCTATTGCAGTCCGTCGATCAGGGCCAAGAGGAGCACGAAGTTCGGTCTTCTTGTCGAGGAAGGGCTTTAGCTTGGGCGGGATTACCATCCGTGCGAAATAGCGGCCATCGCGATTTTGAAGATATGGGTGGGATCGAGCCATTGCAAATCAGTTCCGTTTTGTAACGCAGTTTGTAACGGAAGAATGTGCAAAAGCCCTGTAAAATCAATAAGTATTTTGAAATCAAGGGGATGGAATGGTGGGCGATGAGAGACTCGAACTCCCGACATCTTCGGTGTAAACGAAGCGCTCTACCAACTGAGCTAATCGCCCGACGCAAATGCGTGACGAGGGAGCGTTTAGGCGTTTAGAACGATATTGGCAAGGGGGTGTGCGACACTTTTATGATTTCAGCGAAGAGATTTTCACAATCGCATTTTTCCTGTTCGGTTGTGCTTGACACACCCCCTCGAAC